ATGGACGACAACGGAATCCTGGAGCAGGTCCCCGGCCAGTACGTGGCCCGGGCCGCCCTCACCCTGCCGCCGGCGGCCACCGCCGAGGACCGCGACTACCCGGTCGAGATCGACGCCGGCCACGCAGGCCGGGTGCGCCTAACCTTCCGGCGCCAGAAGGCCAAGCGAGCCAAACACACCCACTGGTTCTGGTCGGCCAAGCGGGCGGACGCGGTCTAGGGCGTGGCCTTGGCCGCGGCCTTCGCCCAGGCGTCGCCCTCCCTCAATCCATCGATGGCTGCGTCAGCGTCTCTTGCCAGCGCTGCATATTCGTCCGTGCACGCTTTGAGAACGTCCCAGGCTCGGGTAGCGGCTTGCTCAGAGAGGCCGGCGCGGGCGGCTGCTTGGGCGGCTCTGGCACGCTGGATGGCGATGGCGTCCCGCAGGCTGCCAGCAGCGCCAGCAGCAAGGTCGCGCTCAGCGTTCGATACACGGATGGCTTCATTGGCTTTCTCCAGGCGGCTCGTGTAGTCGGCCACTACTTCCTGCTCTTGGCGCCGATACTGCGCCTCGATCTGGCGGGCATTGGCTGCCGCCTCCAACTTCGTGCGGGTGACGCCGGCCGCCTCCCGGTGCGCGCCATACAGCACCATGCCCGCGCCCAGCGCCATCACCACCGCCGCGCCGCCGACCCAGGGCAGCGCCATCTTCCAGAACGGGTTCACGGCTGCACCTGCGCGGCGGCCTGGCGGTAGAGATCCGGCCAGGTGTGCGGGTGCGGCTTGCCCGGCCGCCAGGTGCGCAGGTACAGCGCCCAGCTGGCGGTCGCATCGCCGACCGGCGGCAGCGCTTTCGGATCGGTCCACAGCAGGAGCCGCGCCACCCCGGCGGCCAGCACGTCGTCGTACTCCAGCGCGGCATAGATCGCGTCCGGGTCGCAGGACACGCTGCGCGCCTTGCAAAGCGCCGCCAGGCGGTCCTTGCTGGCCTGGTGCAGGTACACGCCCCACACGCCGCCGCGGCTCGCCCTCGTGCCCTTCTCAAACTGCCAGAAGCCGCGCGCTGGGCCGCCAATCTGGCGCCGGTGAACGAAGCGGCTTTCCTGCAGGCCGATGGCCAGCAGCATGACGCGCGCCGCCGGCGTGTCCATGCCGGCCGGCAGCAGCGCCAGCGCCGGGTTGATGGCGTCGGAAACGATGGAATTCAGGGTCATAGCGTGGGTTTCCTGATGTGCTTTGCCGTCACCGCAGCAACGTAGAAGGCGGCCGACGCGGCAAGCGCGGCATCGCCGGCGCTGGCCCAGCCGGCCATGAAGATCCGGCACGCGGCGCCGGTGGCGGTCAGGCTCACCGCGGCCAGGCCGATCCGCTCGAAGGTGGTGTCCTTTATGGAGCGCGAGAACACGGCCAGCACGGCGCCGCCGGCAACAATGAGCCAGCTCACGAAGGCCAGGACGGCCCACAGGGTCAAGTAGATGGTGCTGTCCATGGTCACGCCCCTTTGCCACGCACGCGGTCAATCACGGCCTGCCACAGTGCTCCAATTGGCGCGGCCTGAACGGCCTCCCACGCACGCGACACGATGGCCATGCCAAACATGCCAGTCAGGAAGCCAGCCAGCCCCTCCGGAATTCCCAGCAGCAGTGACAGGTACGGCGACGCGTAATAGGCCACCAACGATCCGCTCGCGGCCATGCTCAAGCGCGCCGGCCACGAGCCCTGCAGGTAGCGCATGGACACGGCCGCGCCCAGCACCCCGGCGAACTTTGCTGCGAAGGCGTCGAAGTCTTGGATGTTCAATCGCGTCCCCTATAGACGAAAAAAAGCCCGCTCGTGGCGGGCACAAAGGCATTTCTTGTACTTCTTCTAAGGCGCGAGAGGGTCATACTCGGCTATTACGCCGGGGCCCCCAATGCTGGCGATGGCACCCGCGAAAGCACAGTCGTGCAAATTCGCACTACCGTCCGCCCAGAGCCCCATGGGCCATGTCCGATCTGCTGCTTGGACATTGTCCAACCACACAGTCCCTTCAGCCCACAGCGAGCCTGCTCCCGTCTGAACAGTCATGTTGATGGGGTTCGGACCTCTGGAACTAATCATCTTGGTACCCACCATCCATGACTTGCTGCTGGCGCCGGTATCTGCAATCGCCTGGCCGTAGTTACGCTCGTACAGACCATTAACGCGGCATAGCACCGCGTTCTCGTGCCCACTGCTACCCTGCTTGTCTCTCCCGCCGTCAAAATCGCGGTAGTGCGGTAGCCCGTTGTTCCGGCCGATGCAGTCGACCTCAAGGCCCACGCAGGCGGCGCCAGTCGCAGGATCATCGTGATAATTCCACCCATCTCCACCAAGACAGTTCTCGGACAAGCATTCCTGGAAGAAGGACGTGGCGCCGAGCATGCTCACGTTGTGATATGCCAGATACTGGAACGTGCAGTTCTTGGCGTAGAGGGTCGGGAGAAACGATCCTTCCGGGGCAACGAGCAATTGGTTGTCTCCCCGAAAATTTATATGGCGCAAATAAGTCGTCGCGCCATATACCAGATTGTCATTGGGCCGCAGATACATGATCTCCAGCCTGGATTTTTCCCCTGGTAGAGAAATATTACGGTTCTCGTGACGAAGTGAAATTGTCTTCGTTATGGGGTCCTGCGACCAACCAGATGCGGCATCGTTCGCCTGAGCAGCTGTCGGAAAATAGGGAATGGGTATCTCGCGCCCATCCTCGCGAAAAAGGATGAAGTTCACATATTGGCCGCCGGGCGGCGTGGCCTGGAAAAGCATCCCAACCGAGGTCCAAGCCATTTCCGCGGGCTGTGCGCCAGGAGCGCGCCACGTGACTGTATTAGGCCCCCCCCAGGCCTCAATGCGAATGGGGCGAGCGCGGAGCCCGCCACCCACAGTAGCTTGTGACGCTCGAACGTCGAAACGCTCTGTGTAGATGCCTGGCTTCACCCAGATGCGCCCTACGTTCGGCTTTGCCAGTGCCGCGGCGAGCGTCTTCAGCGGCAAGTTCTGCTGTCCAGTGTTGGCGTCTGAGCCATTGGGGTCGATGAACACCTCCTTAGACCCCAAATCCGTCGCGAATTGCGCGTCGAAAGCGGCACTCAGATCAATGTCGTGGACCGCAAATCCGGGACCTTTGCAGCTATAAACATTTCCCGGAACAAAGCCAAATCCGGGTGGGCTTACTCTGGGCGACAGAACGCTTGGCATACCAACTGCCCCCTTGGATATCGCGACCCCCCCTACTGCAGAAATCGCGGTGACGATGCTTCTTCTACGTGGATCCATGAAATAGCCGATGCAGACGAATGCTTGGCATTCTACTCATTCGGCATCCAAACAGGCATTCCATCCGGACCTACCCCAAGCCTACAACCCGCGGGAGCATCAACTGCCGCGAAAGACCGGTACAACACGTCGTCGATAGGCTTCGCATCCTCCGGCCACGATCCCGCCTGGTCATATGCGGACCGCAAAGCAACGTCATAGAACGCCACGCGCGATGCGCTGAAATATCTCTTGGAAATGACTGATTCCGGCCCTTCGGCACCACCCGAATTTTCTTTCAGCTCCATGGCTCATACCCCAATCGATAAATAGTTGAAGCTCATGCCGGACGAGCCGCCGACCGACGTGAAAGTGAACCCAGTGTTCACTCCCGTCAAGACGTTGATATACCCAGGCCCCAGGACAATCGGGAAATTTCTGAAAACTGCAGAGGAGAATGCCACGGGGAAGGTCACGGATCCGGACCCTGACGCCCCAGTTATCCCGCCGCCCCATTGAATAATCAGGCCGCCCAACCACGACGGAAATGCGATATAGCCATTGGCAGCAAGCAGCGCGCCGAAGGCGAAGCGCAGCTTCTTCGGGGTAATCGCCTTTGTGTCATTGGTCCCGGCGTTTGTCTCCACCTGCGTTGCGATACCGACGGGAACTTGCTCCCAGCCCGTGCCAGACGCGTCCGGGTCCGTCGTATTACCGTCGACTGAATTGAACCAAAGTCCGCCGTTATCCGCTCGCACCAAAAGCGCGCCAGCGGCATAGCCGGAATTGGCCGCCGACCAAACGCCGTCATACTTGAACAGGCCGCCACCGCTCTGCCACTGCTGAATGGCGGTGATAGCATTCAAGATGCCATTGACATCCTGACCGTAAGGAGGAACGCCACCAGCAACGACCGGCGTCATGGTCAGCGGAGGGAACCCCGTCGTGTACGACGCCAGCCCCGGCGTCACGCCTATCTGCGATTCGATGGGGATAGTGTTCTTCGCCCCGCTGTTCGCAAAAGGGATTTGGATCTTGGTGGGTGCATTACTGGCTTGCATTGATGAGCCCCGAAGATGTGAAAAAAACGCCATACCCAAATGGCTGGAGACCAGTACCGTTAAACCCAAAAGTCGCCGGAACGTCCAACTGAAGGACGTTCGCCAGCACCGCCGCTGGCTTGGGTATGGCCCCGGATTGGGTGAGAATAGCTACCTCATACGGTTCAAGCGGAAACTCGAACGTATAGCGAAACTCCATGTTTCCCGTGTCGGACACGAAGCACCGGCCGCGACCCGCAAACAGATTTGACAGCAGCCTATTCAGGCTCGGCGAAGTGCAATCCGAGATGTTGGCCAACGCCTTGACCAGGATCAGCTTTCGGTAGGCGTCATCCGCCAGCCGATAGGTCTGCGTCGCTTGCGCACCGGTGTACATGGTGGCCTGGTTGAAAGGCTGCCAACTCGCGGCCTCGTCGAAGCCCATGTACGTGACGTCGCCCGGGACCGTCAGCATGCGCCCGACGCCCACAATTCTGCCCCAGATATCCAGCCCAAACCCCTGCGCCGTTTCCACGTTCCAGACGAAGTTGTAGAAGGCGTCGAAATCCGTGTCCGGATTGATGTAGTCGCCCATGTTGTTGGCCAACTGGACGAGCGTCGGGCTGTTCGCGTACTGGCTGATGATGGTCCGCGCCACCAGGCCAGGTTTCGGTTGCACGCTCATACCAAGGTCACCGCGATATCGGCAGCCGACACGGTCGGGCGCCGGTTGATGGGCACGGTCAGGCTGGCCGCCGTAGGCGTGGAATCGCCAAGTAGCAAGGAAAGGATCGACACTGACGTGCCCAGCAGCGACACGGGCGCGTAGAAGCGGCTAGCGTAGATGGTTGATCCAATCCGCGCACGCTGGCCGCCGTCGGCGCCGTTGAACGCGTCGATGATGGCCTGCTTGGTCAAGTCCACAATGTTCGAAGGCAGCGTCGGGTTGTTGGCCAACTGAACTGCGAACTTCACCGGCAGTGCGGCGGGAGTTTCCCACTTGACCACATAGGACGGATACGGATAGGAATAGCCGTCCCGGTCCTCGACCGTGTAAGACGTGTTCCCGTTGTAGTCTGCGCCATTGCTCTTCTTGCGCCAGATGGCCATGGCTATGTCCGCCGCCTCGCCGCCCACCACCGCCACCCAGATGGAATGTGGCACGAGCGACACGCCGCCGATGGTCTGGGAGATGGACAGGTTGTTCTCCGTCACGTAGACGTCGATGACGCCGTCCAGGTTTGCCACGGCAGCGTAGATGGACTGCAGCGAGCTTCGGGCGTTGATAGCCACAGACTGGCGCCGGCGCTCTTCGAACTCGGCACGCGACTCCACATTGCTGCCCACGGTGCCCGCGTCCGCGTTCAAGACCGAGTCCCAGCCCGGGATCGCCTGATAAATCTGGTTCAACGCGCCGGCCGCGCAGCTGATCGGACCGTTGACCGAGCAGGAGAACGGCAGGTCGATGCTGCCCGAGGATGGGATGGTGCCGGCCTGCGTGCACAGGTAGATATTGCCGTCGACCGCCTGCGCTCGCGCTCCCACCGGAATCGTGACGCCCGTCAGCCCCATGCAGGTCGCGATCACTGTGGTGGCCGTTCCGGGCTTGCGATCCAGGAAGTAGATGCGGCCGATAGCATCCTGCATCCGCCCAGCGGCGAAGGCCGGGTCCACTTGGTTCACATACGAGGCAAACTCGCTGTTCTTGTCCCCAATGATCGCCGTGGTGGTGCTGGCCAGCTGGCCCTGTGGTGTCTCCAGACTCTTGTTCAGGCCGCCACCGAAGGCGCTGTCCATGTCCGCCAGCACGCCGGCCAGGATCTCGGATTCTTGAGGCAATACGAGGCCTTCCGGCGTGAACTGCACGCGCGGTACTTGGGAGGTAGCCATGGGGTCCCTAGAAAGTGATGGTCGATGTCGTGCCGTTGGTCAGCGTGACTTCGACATAGCCGCTCAGGCGGCGATTCTCGAATGCGGTGATGGTTGGTATGGCGTCGGCCACGTCCGGCACCGTCAAGGCGGCGGCGCGTAGCCGTTCGCGCACCAGCGCCAAGGGCGGCAACTGGCCCAGCACCTCGGTCCAGTACGGTATGCCTTTGGCCGTGTCATAGAACAGCTCGCCACGGAACAGCTTGATGGCGCTGGCCACGTCCTGGGCCACCGCGTACGGGTTCGAAGCCATGGCGATGTTGCCCGCAGCATCCAGAACGAGATCCCAGGCGGTGCGGTCGAGTAGCAGCGTATTCATGGGTTCGGAGTTCCGGTGTTCGAGGGGCCGGTCTGCACGCCCGGATGGGTGTGCGTCGAGCCGACGTCCTTGCCGTTGTTGCGCAGCGTGCCCAGCGTATTCATGTTGCCCTGCCAGGTCGAGGTGCCACCATATGAGCCGGCCCCCTGTTGCACCGTGCCATTCAGCACGATCTGAGGCGAGTTCAGGGCGCACTGTTCGCTGGCGTCCACCTCGACGCGGGGAGCCACCACTGTCACCTTGGAAGGCGACACCACGTTGATACCGCCCTCGGTGAACTGCACATACTGCACCGGCGCGCCGTTGAGCAGGCCGCCGAAGTAAAGGCCGTCGGCCATATCGTGCGTCCGCCAGGACCCGGGGTTCGCTTGCTGCTTGCTGCCCTTGACTGCCGACAGGTCCCGGTTGGCGAATGCCGCCATGCCGATGTCCCCGACCTTGGGGTCGAGGATCACCGCGTCGGTGCCGCCCTGCAGCCGGAAATACGGCAGCTGGAACAACTGGCCATGCGGCACCGCATTCCCGTTTCCATCCAACTGGTTCACCAGCGGCTGCACGTCGACGAAGCCGACCGGCGACACCCCGCCGTTGTTCGTCACCGCGATCACGCGCACCAGCGTGCAGGTGTTCAGCCGGTTCAGCATCTGGGTTACCAGGAACGTGAGCGCACCGAAGTCCTGGGAACCGTCGGCGGCCGCGGCCTGTCCGCGGTACCCGAATTGAGGCTCAGCCATTTACGGGCCTCTGGCACAAGATTCTTGACACCCAGGCGCCGCCCGGGACCTCCGCCTCGAGCTGATGCACGAGGCTCACTACCGTCCACTCCCCGTGGGCCGCCTCGATGACCGAAATCACCTGCACGCGGTTTCCGAGGCCCAGTTGTGGGGTGTACAGCACGGTGAACTCCACGCCGCCTCCGGTGAAGGTCGGGTAGCCCACCAGGTTGTCGCCCGCCTGGATCAGCACGGGCTCATCGGCGCGGGCTCCGGCCAGCGGCCAAATTGCCAAAACCCCACGGTCGATCGTGTAGTTGAACCGCGCCGCGCGAGCGCAGGCTTTCAGCTGGTCCAGCGCGGTGCCGGGGAAATATGGATTGGACAGCGCCACATCCACACCGTTGTTCTGGAAGGCCAGATTCATGGCCTTGGCCAGGTCCTGCGCGACGGTCGCCGCCTGTATCGCTCCCCGGTAGCTGCGCGCGTTGGTTGGCTTCACTGCCTCGAACGCTGCCGCGAGCGCCACCACATTGAAGACCACCTCGGGCGCCTGGTTGTAGTCAGCCCAGGCCTGGGAGATAGTTCCCTCATAGACAACGGTCAGTGCGTCACCGCCCACGTCTCCGGCCGCGACCAGGATGCGGTTGTTACGCCGCTCGGTCAGGATTGGCCCAACCACGGTCAGCTTGTTGATCATGTCCTGCGACAGGCCGAAGATGCGCAGCTGCAGCTGGGCCTGCGCGTCCCCGTTGTAGGCCACGACGGCCGCCTGAACACGGTAGCCGGACAGGGTGACAGCGGGGCCGACATTGTCACCGAACTGACCCTCGGCTAGGTTGATCGTCACGTCGATCCGGCGTTTGACGAAGCTCATAGGTCTGCGCTTTCTCGATACATCAGCTGGAACCGACCCCCGAAGCCGGTGTAGACAGGATCATCGCGCCCTTGGGTGTCGACGAAGCTCAGGTCGCCCACGAAGCCGCTGTAGGTCTCCCGGATCAGCCAGACGCGGTCATGGCACAGCACCGCCATGGCGACCGGCTCGTGATTCACCTGCAGGTCGAGGTAGACCCCCGTGGACTTCTGGTAGACGCTGACCTGGCAATTCTGGCCACCCAGCACCACGCTGCAGGTCTGCGCCGGCACGGCGCGCAAAGGGATTTTCCTCATTGAAACTCCGTCGTCAGAATCAACGGCTCGCCGGGCTCGGTGCCGAGCGGAAAGCTCTGCACCTGCCCGTTGTTCTGTTCGCCAGCGCCGTCCGGCTCCGCGGTGCTGTTGAAGGCTGCCTGCGCCGTCTGCCGCACTTCCTCGACGTACAGATCCACGATCAGCTGGCTGGGCCCGGAGCGCGAGTTCCGCTCGTAGGAATACGCCACCACGTTGGCCGACGGATAGACGATCTCTGGCGTCACCACCGAGAACAGGTCGACGCTCCCCTTCAACGCCTCCAGGGTGTTCAGCAGCGCACCGCGCGATGCCGTGTCGCCGCTTAGGGCAAACCGCAGCATGGCGTCGAACGGCGTGTCCACCTTGTTGAACGACGAGAACGAGCCCTGCTCCACCGGAAAGCTCGATATCCTCGACCCGTTGCGAAAGCGGATTCCCAGGAAGGTGTCGAACAGAAGCACCTGCTGGCCATCCTGGTCATACAGCCCCCAGCGCGGGATGCCGAAGATCAGCGCGGCGATGGCGCCGAGGCCAAGATTGGCCAGCTCGCCAAGCGACGGGATCGTCGTCTCGCGCAGAATCGCGGGGACGCCAGGCACCTGCGGCACATTCGGGAAAGGAATAAGCGGCATCAGAAAGTCCCTGTATTCGCCTGGTTCACCAAATTCTGGCTGCCGCCCAGCGCACCCAACTCGCTTGCGATACCGCGGCCGTCTGTCGCCGGCGTGTGAACATTGACGTCACCATGAATGTTGATTTCGTGGTTGTTCTCGGTATTGAGGGGGAAAGGCTTGGCGCTGGCCTGGGCAGCAAGAGGGGCGGCCTGCGCGGCCTGCACCATGTTCACGGCCCCCAATGCGCTGTTCTTCAACGCATCGGCCTGAGCAAGCCGTGCCAGCTCGGTCGCCACGACGGCGCGCTCGTCCGCCCTGATCTCCTTCTTCGCCGGGATCTCGAAATCGGTGGTCACGATGCGGCTGGCCTGTTCCACCGAACTGGCATTCCGCAGACGGTCTCCGGCGGCCTTGTGGGTATTCCGCAGCTCCCAGTCCACAAATGCATACTGCTGATCGCGCGTAGCATTCATGATGTCCACGCCCATGACGCGCTTGAACATCTCCACCCGCTCATTGCGCCACTGGGCCACCCCGAACGCCGTGCCACTGTCGCCAACAGCGCGGTGGTCGAGCTTGCCGCCGCTCTCGGCCTGCAGGTTGTTGACGATGCCGATGGCCTGGCTACGCGACCAGCCCATCTTCTCGAACTTCTCGATGGCGTCCTTCGCCTCCGGCGTCAACTCGGCTTTGGGCTTGCTCTTCAACCAGTTGGGCGTAATCGCATCCTTCGCCGCATCCATCGAGGCCTTGACGGGATCGCTCGAGCTGCTGATCTTGTCGCGCAGGTCCTTCGGCACCAGCTTCTCGATCAGCGACGTCAGCGCCTTGAGCAACTGTTCGAATCCGGAAATGAAGCTCTTGACCCCGTCGTTGATGGCGCCGCGGTTACGGATGATCCAATCGCCCAGTTCAATGAGCTTTTCAACGAGGAAATCGAACGCCGGCATCATCGCCGTGAGCACGTTCACGCCTACGCTCGACAGCTTGTTCATGGCGGTGTCGTACCGTTGGCGGAGCTGTTCCGCTCGATCCGATGCCGCGGCCAACTCACCGGCGGCCCCCGACTGCTCGCGGCGGCGCCGGGCGATCCCTTCAGGCCCTTCCTTGTACAGGTTGAACTGTTGAGCGTCCAAGCCCATCATGTTGGCAGCCAGCGCAGCTCGCGAGCGGTCCGTCTTGTACAAATCCGCGACGATCCGGGCTCGGGCCTGCAGGTAGGTGTTGCCGTCCTTCAGATCCTCGACCTTGCCCCCGAACTGGAAGAACGCCGGCAACGTCTCCGCCGCCATACCGCGCTTGAACTTCGCGACTTGGTCGGCGGATTCCTTGAGCTGGTTCGTGATCCCTTCGACCGAGCCGCCCGCGTTCTTCGCCGCCAGCTGCCATTCGGCAAGGTCCTTGGCGCTCATGTTCAGATTGCCTGACAGGCGCGCGAGGCTCGCCGTCGATTCCACCGTGCTGGACACGAAGTTCTTGATGCCCATGCCGGCGGTAAAAACCGCCAGCAGGGCCAGGGCTTCGTTGCGCACCTTGCTGAAGAACATGGCCGCTTGCTTGCCGCGCGCTTCCATATCCCGGGCTGTACGTGCGGATTCATCCCGGGTGTGCTTCAGAGATTCATCGGTCTCTGCCGCCCCACGTTTGAACGCCTTGGCATCCAGACCGAGCGTGACGACCAGGGCGTCGATTACGGTGGCCATGCTATTTTCTCGCGTTGGCTATGGCTTCATGGTTGTGCGCGTCGACCGCGAACACCTCAAGCAGGTTGTAAAGATCCTCGGCGCCGTAGACCGTCTGCAAGTCATGCAACAGGCCCGGGTGCCGAGAGATCACCGCACCGATGTTGGGTGGAATGTTCCCGTACCGAATCAGCCGCGGGCCGCCGCCGTGCCAGGCTTGGAGGCCGAAGTCGATCTGGCGGCGGCCATAGAAAAATCCATGTGCAGCCCCAGCACGTGCTTGCGCAGCGTCAGCAGGGTGGCGACTTCCTCGATGTCATCGGGCACGAGGCGGCGGACGACGTTGGCGCTCGGCTGGATTTCCACGCACTCCATCATCTTGTCCAGCAACGGCTTAGCGCTTTCATAGGGCAGTTTGGTCAGTGCAGTCATGCCCAGCGTGGCCACGCCAGCCAGGCCGGCCTCGGCGATGTTGGCCGGGATTTCCACCCCGGCATTCATCAGGGCGAAAAGCGCCCGGCCGGCCCAGTCCTCGGCCTCGTAGGCCGAAAGCTCAGTCAGCACGAACACCTTGCCCTTGTCGCGCCCCTCGGCGCTGATGGTCACGGTTTCTTTTTTGCGTGCCATATCACACCAGAGCCGGAGAGACGTCTTGCCAGGTGATCTGGAACGTCCGGGGTTGCAGAATGGTCCGGGCCGTCGGCGCCGGCGAGATCTGGGTGAGCACGCCGCGGGACATCGCGTACTTGCGGTCGGTCGAAGGAACGGCCAACGTGCCGCTGCAATAGAAGACCTCGCGCGCGGTCTTCATGGCAGCCAGATAGGCCTCGAAGACGATGAGCGAAGGCGAATCCGCCAGGATGGAAATGGTCTGGATGCTCATGAACGGCGTATAGCCGGCGGACATCCTCCCGTCGACGCCCATCACGGCCTGGGCGGGCTGAACCGCCTCGAACGCGAAGGCGTCGTCGGTGGCGTAGCCCTCGATCTTCTGAGCGTTGGGGAACACGCCGGCCACCGCCAGATAGAGGACGGAGTTTGCACTGGTGAGAGTGGACATGTCATTGGGTCCTTACAGGACGGCCAGGGAGGCCAGGGTGATCTGCTGGACGGAACCGCCGTCCATGTACCAGAACGTCATGGGCGGCGTCTCGCGCGCCTCGCGCACCTGCGGCGTGGCGTCCTTGATCTGCAAGTACCAGCCACGGGTCTGGAGCGTTTCCGAGATGTCCACGCCGGCCTGGTTGTTAACCTGCGCCTTCTGCTGCGCGGACAGCGTCACGCCGGCGCGGATGGCGCCGAAGTTCACCCCCGCGTTGATCGGATCCAGGCAGGCCGCATCGATCAGCGTGTAGCCATCCAGGTTGTAGGGGATCGAGTTCACCTGCGTGAGCAGCGTCATCAGCGCCTGCTGGAATGCGGCGTTGAGCCAGATCTGGTTCACATAGGTGTCGATCCACTTCCAGTTGCCGCTGATCTGCCCCGGGTAGAAGAAGCGGAACTGGTCGTTGCTGGTGGCGTAGTCGCCGTAGAAGTTGTAACCGTTGTCGATCAGCGTCTGCGCGGTCGTGGCGTCGGTCACCGAGAACGTCAGGCCGGACTGGCTCTTGAAAGCCAGCGTGATACGGCCGTTCGTGCGCTCGAAGTCGATCGACGCCACGGTGCCCAGCACGAAAGCCGCATGCTGGATGTCCTTGTAGACCGGCACCGAGCCGGAATACTCGCTTGCCCGGATGCGCGCAGCCCAGCTGGTGGTGCTGCCCTGCTGCGCGGCCGCCTCGTCGGTATCCCAGCCCACATAGGCGTAGCGATTGCCACGGCTGTTCGTCCAGGCCGAGAAGGCGACCTTGCCGTCGGTGTCCGGCTCGAACGTAGTCATGAACGACGCCCAGTTCTGGGTGATGTCCGTGATCGCGCTCATGTTCGCGGCCGGCACGCCAGCGGCGGCGCCCTGCGACAACACCGCGCCCGTGGCCTGCGTCAGCTTCAGGCCGGCCGCGATAGTGCCGCTGCCGTAGCTGATGGTGCTGGCCGCGCCATCCGTGGCCGAGGTGATCGCGAAGGCCGCGCGCTGCGCATCGTAGGTGCACGAGGCGCCGAACGACGTGAACGCAGCCTGGATAATCGAGGCGGCGTTCGAGAAGCTGGTGGCGGCCGACAGGTTGATCGCGCTGGAGGTCTTCGCAACACCATCGACACTCACCGTCAGCACGCCGGTCAGGGCCTGCAGCTGCGCCAGCGTGGTCGAGGCCATCGAGCCGCCGCGCAGATAGCCGGCGACGGCCTCGGTCGGATACTGGGCGAACAGCAGGTTGCCCGGCTTGCGCGTCGAGTTGTCGAAGCCGTTGAAGTAGATGCCGGCCAGCGTCGCCTCGGTGGACGTGGCGCCGAAGAAGCGCTCAACATCGCGCGCAGTGGCGAAACTTTGGACGGTGCCGACCGGCACGGCCGTATCGGTGGTGAGGATCAGGCCGTTCAGGTCGAGCGCCGATCCGCCGGCGCCGATCACGCCAGGGACGACCTGGACGATTTCACTGGCGGGAATGGACATAGCTTTAAGCTCCCGGAGGGTAGGTAGTGTCGACCTCGACGAGGTCCACGTGGAGTTCGTCCGCAAACTGCTGCGGCACGGTGATGGATGGGTTGAACTGCAGGACCGCGTCGACTGACCAGCGTTCCAGGTACTGATCCTCGCCGGTGATGAACGGCAGTTGCCGCGGCTCACCGGTATAGAGCGGCTGCGCGCCGCTCGCCTTCAATGCGTCGCAGCCGTAGGAGCTGCGCAGCGCGATGCAGATGGCCAGGGCCATGTCCTGCGCGCCGTCGCCGTAGCAATCGACCTGGGCGTTCCACTGGGTGGGCCGCGTCAGGGTCATGGTGCCGGCGCTCGGCACGTCCGCGTAGGTGGTGCGCGGAAGTGACAGCGCAGGCGCCAGGATGGGCGTGATGTACACGTAGCGCCCGGCCGGCGGCGGCACGCGGTTCTGCTGCCCGCGCGCCACCGCCACCTGGTCGCCGACGATGACCTCGACGAAAGCGCCAAGCGCCTCGACCAGCGCGTCTTCGGTGAGGGAAACAGGGATGCTCATGGCGCCGGGTCCATCTGAAGGGTCACGCCGACCTTGCACCAGTCGGGCCAGGTCTCAAAGACAGCGGTCACCAGCCACACCTGGCCGCCGAAGACCAGCAGATCGCCACCCTTGGCCAGCGGGCGCACAACCCCCTGGGTGTCTCCGTACATATAGACGCTGCGCTGCACACCCTGGATGTTCTGGGCCTCGAGGTGCGCCAGATCCTTGCCGCTCAGCGGCTGCACCTGCAGGCGCGCGGCCGCGTCCGGCTTGTACTTCGGCACCTGCTTGCGCCCGGCGCCGATCTCGTAGCCATCGCTGGCGCGCAGCGTGCCGTCGATCATCGGGTTCACCGCGGCGATGATCGGGCCGGCGATTCCGTGCAGGTTCATGTGTCGACCTCGTAGTCCACGCTGTTGAGAAGATGCCCCGTCCAAACCAGCGGCTTCGCTTGGCTCCCGGTCACCTTTGGTTTGGTGCCGCTGGCGATATCGCGGCGCGCCTGTTGCACATCGGCAAACGAGATTTCCTCGGGGTGGTTCCCGAATCGCTCGCGCAGGAGCAGCGTGACAGGAGACAGCGCTGGCCCGTCCACTTCCCGGATCGACTCCTGAAGCTGACCCTTGATGCCCTCACCCATCTGGCCCAACGCCTTGTCGATGTCGTAGTCGTTGTTTTTGGCCAGCGTCCCGAGCGCGCGCGGCCAATCCTTCTGTTTGGCCGCGATCATCGTCCGAAAAAAGGACCTGGGCGGAATTCCTTTCTCAGGCGAACCAAACTCCTGAATCGCCGCCACATAGGCGACCGGCGTGCCATCAGGGTAGGTGGCGTTCTCCAGGAATCCCGTGCGCAGTGTCCCGCCGTCGCCCACCTTGTCGGCCATTTCCTTGAGCCGGCGCATGAGAGCCTCGCCACCCTTAAGGCCTACGGTCGCCATGGAATCACCACAGGGACCGCGTATCCGGTCGGCTCGGGCCGGTAGCGCCCCACCCGGTACTTGGCCGTGGCCTCCCAATACTGGGCGCCATAGCCGGTCTGCGCGTACCACTGCGCCGAGCCCGGCGCCACGTTGTATTCGGCCGACACCGCCACCGAACCTTCGGTGGCGCTGCTGATCCGGCCCACCAGCGGCCGCGGGCCCTGGCCGTTCTCGCCATAGGTCAGCGCCGCGATGTGGGCCGTCAGCAGGTACAGGAGCACCTTGCGCTCGTCGACGTCACAGACCGCGCTGCTGTCCTTGTTGCTCAGGTACAGCGTGGCCATGCTGAAGGCATGGTTCAACTGCGCATCCGTGAGCGTGGTGAAGGACGGGTAGATCTGCCGGAACTCGGCGGGGTCAAAGACGACGACAGCCATGGGCCGCTCCTATTTCTTCTTGCCTTCGTAGTTTTCGGGCTTGATGCCGGCGGCGGGCGCTTCGGGGTCCAGACCTTCCAGGCCGGACTTTTCGTCCTTGCGCTCCTTGGCCTTGGAGGCGGCGCTTCGCTCGCTGCCCTGGGCGAAGATCATTTCCTTCTTGAGCGGCTGGAAGTCCGCATACAGCTTGGTCCAGGCCTCCCAGAAGTCGGCCGGCACTTCGGTGAGGCCGTGGCCGGCGATGGCGTCAGGGTGGTTGGCACCGTTCAGGGTGACGGACGGCGCGCCCGGGATGTCCAGGATCAAGCCATTGGGCAGCTTGCACGCAACGGTAACGGTCGACATTTCTCTTCCTCGAAAAAAAGGGGCGCCGGATTGGCGCCCCTGTTCGTTGCTGGTGGCTTGGCTTACACGCCGATCATTCCGGCGATGGCCATGGGGACCTTGATGATCGCGCCCCAGGTGCCCTGCGACTTCTTCTGCTTGAAGCTCGAAGTCTCGCGGACGATCGCGTGGGCGCGCATCTTCTCGGTGAAGGCGGCCGTGCCAACGTTCTGCCCCTCGATCGATTCGGCGATGAGCTGCACCAGCTGGCCCGAGCCGGTCGCGTACTGCACGGCGGTCTCGACGGTCAGATTGGGGAAGTTCTTCGCCAGTAGGTCGGAGACGTTGACGTTGTACTGGTTCGTCTTCGTCAGGTTGACTTCGATCTCGGGCGACATGCACAGCTTCATCTTGTCGCGCCGCGTGACCAGGCCGCGCGTCTGGCTGACCAGCTGCGCGAACAACCGTTGCGAGATGTCGTCGTAGACCGCCTGGCCGTCCTTCGTGGCCCAGGTCGTTCCCGAGCCGGTGCCGGTGGCCCCCGGAGCGATCGGTGCCGACAGGTTCGGATCGTTGAGCAGGCCGTAGTTCTGCAGGCCGGCGATGCCGAAGAAGTAGCTGTTGTCCTGGAACTTGTTCAGCACCAGAGCGGACGCGATGTTCAGTTCCGACGCCCAGTTGATCTTCGCCTGGCCTGCCATTTCCAGCTCGCGCTCGCCCCATTCCGTCATGGTCTGGTAATGATACGACTGGCGCTGCGGGAAATTGGCGTTGGCGTTGGCGCGTCCGTTGTTGTTGAAGTCGCCGTAGGACGACACTTCACCCGTGGATTCCACCACCGGGAAGGTAGCGGTCAGCGTGGTCCAGTCGCCCTTCTTCGACTCGCCCAGGATCACGGCGCCCTGCATCGGCGTCGTGAGCACGCGGGTCAGCTCGGGATCGATGTAGTTCAGCAGGTAGCCCGGGATGCCCGAGTTGCTGACCGTCACCAGCGGGCCGGCGGCGTCCATAGCCAGGCCATAGTCGGCGCGGAACTCGTCGGGCAGATAGTCCGTGGCGCCCGGGAACACGATGCCGAAATGCTTCTCCAGCAGCGCGAGGTCTTGGTTTCGTTTCATGTCTTACCCCAGGTTGGTGGAGGTGATCTTGATGAGCGCGCCGATGGCGCCCGCGCTGGCAACGAACCAATCGGTTTCGGTGCTGCCGGCGATGGTGGCGCCAGCAGCTCCGGTCGAGATGGTGCCGTCGGTGTTCGAGGCGAAAACCTTTTGACCGATCGTGGCGGCGGTCTTAGTGGCCGCCCAGAAGTCGCCCAGGTTGTGCAGGGTGACGCCCAGCCCGGCCGGGATGAGCATGGTGGCCTCGGCCAGCCAGATGGTGATGACGCCCTGCTGCTCACGGTGCACGAAGCCCGTCGGCACGCCGGAGCCGGCGTTCGTGACCTTGCCATTGGCGTCGGCCCAGGCGAAGCGACCGACGGTCACGCCGGCGGTGTCCGCCACCAGCGCGCCGGGGCCGGCCAGGACGGTCGAACGCGGGTTCGAGCTGGCGAAGTCGCCAGCCACCGCGGCGGCGGGTTCGATGTAGACCTGTTTCTGGAAGCCCATTTAGATCACCTTCGGGATGTGCGGGAAGCGGTCGCGGAAGCTCTTATGAGCGGCCGAGTCCATCGCCACACGCGGGGTTTGGGGAGCCTGGTCTTGCGCCAGGGCCATCTTGACCAGCGAGCGGTACGCCGAGGGCGGCGTATCGGTCAGGTCAACGCCCTTGGCGTCCAGGGCCATCTTGTAGACCGCCTCGGCCGAGTCCTGGGCGACGATTTCGCCGAGGATGGGCCGGCATTCCTGCTCGGCGGTGCGGATTTCGGTCCATCGCTTGACGGCGGCCTGCTCGCCATCCTTCTGAGCCTTGGCAAGCGCGGCGTCCATGGCCTGCTTGGTCACCGGCGCCGGCGGCGTGCCGGGCGTGGGCGGCGGAGTGTCGGCAGCGCCGGCGGCCGGCTCGCCCAGCGCAGCCATGACGCGCGCGGCTTCTTCCGGGCCCAGCTTCTCGCCGAGAATTTCGCGCATCTTGCCCATCAGTTCGTCGTCCAGGGCGACCGGCTTGGGCTCGACGGTGTCGTCGTCCTCGTCTTCGCCGATCGGCGCCACCGTCGGGTCGGTGAAGACCTCGATGACCTCTTTCAGGTCTTCCAGGTCGGCGTCCTGCGCCAGCTTGCCCTTGAAGTGGTTCTGCATGGCGCGGATGATGCGCGGCTGCTCGGACTTCAGGTTCTTGCGGCTGACGCCCTTGAGGAAGGGGGTCAGGTCGCCCAGTGCCGCGTCCTGGGCCAGCCGGGGCCGGATATGCGCCCCGAGTGCCCCGGCGACGACGGCGGCGGTTTTGCTCAGTTTCATTTTCGGGATCTCCGAAGGGTTGAGGGTACTGCTGTCGCCAACGACGACGTCCGGGCCTGCGCGGCCCACTTCGACAAGCGCGACGTGATTGCCGCGGATGTCTCGCATCACCCCGTCGTATGCGACGCCTTCATAGACGCCGGCCGTCATGTCGGCCCGGTAGCGATAGGCGCTCGAAAGCTCCTTTTGCTCTTCGGATTCGATGAGCGCGATCGCGACGGCATCCCATACGACGAGGGAATTCTTCAGGTACGGCGCCTGGTAGGAGGCGTTCGAACCCGTGGCCCCGACCACGAACTCTTTCTGCGGCTCGGCGGCCGAGACGGGGATATGCTTGGACAGCAGCGGGATGTTGTTGAAGGTCGGCGCCGCCTTTTCCAGTTCCTGCGGGTCACGCAGCAGGAAGTAGATTCGGTTGGCGTCCAGCCCCAGGGCCTCCCAGTCCGGGATCTCGCTTCCGCGGTAGGGGTTGACCGTGGCCTTGCTGATATTGCTGATCTCGACGTGCATCCGGCCGTCCACGTCGATCCTGCGGACGGTGGCGCGGTCGAAGGCCAGGCCGTGGTGGTTCTGCTGTGTCATGGGTCGAATCCCGGGATGATGCTGATCGCCACGCAGCGGCAGTTCGGCAGCTCGCCGGGACGGATGTACTCGCCGTCGATGAGCATGCCCTTGTCCACGTCGTAGACCTTGCCGTCGGCTTCCTGGTGCGACTTGCGCGGATGCTTGCCGCCGCGCGAGTGCCGCCACTTGGCCTGTTTGATGCCCAGGCCCTGCTGGCGTACCCGCGTGATGGTGGCCGTGGCCTTGTTGTTCTGGTCGCGCGCGATGAATGCCGCGCGCCGCTTGGTGACGCCGTACCGCTTCTGCAGGTCCTCGACCAGCCCTTCCAAGTCTCGCCCCTGGGTCACCGACCGCATGACCATGCCCTGCACCTCCTGCAGATGCTCGGCGGCGATGGACTTGATCAGCCCGACGTTCTCCTGCACGGTGGCCTGGAACACGTCGTTGGCCGCCCGGGTCAACTGAAACTGCACGCTGAACCCCTTTTGACGCAGGGCGTTTCGCAGCGAGATGTCCGCCGCGCTCATCGAGGTCTCGGCGAACTCGCTGGCCACCGGCTGGGCTGCCTCGTCGAATCGGCGCTGCCACTGCTTGGCCAGGCGTCGCATCATCTTGGTCAGCGCCATGGCCGGGCTTTCGTCCTGCGCGATCTCGGGCACGTTGCACCGATAGGCCGCCGTTAGCCAGTACACCAGGGACCGCTGCATCTCATCGATAAGGCGGTCCAGGCGCTTGCGGTAGGCCGCCTCGATCCCCACGTTGGCGTGCACGGGGCGCAGCGGCACCTCGCGGCCGGTAGGGGAAACGAGGTCAGGCATTGGCGTTGTCCTGCGGTTCGTCATCCAGGGGCGGCGGCGCGCCAGGCACCGGGTCGGGCACACCATCGCCGTCGTCGTCGGCAAGGTCCAGCGAGTGGTAGCCGTTCGTCTCGTCCGCCGCTACGCGCTCGCGCTCCTCCTGCGGGCTGATGGCGCCGGACTCGATCAGCACTGCGCCGGTGTCCGCGTCCAGCTTGCGCACCTCGGCCAGTTCCTTCTCGCTCATCTGCCACAGCGGCACGAAGCTGAAGGTGATGTCGGGGTCGATCTCGCCGAACTCGCTCAGCTGGATCACCTCCAGGCATTGCTGCAGCGGGTCGCGGAATACCGACTCCTGCGCCGAGTGCATGTCGTCGTAGAACACCCGGATTTCGCCGTCGGCCGTGGCGTTCAGGCCGCTGGGCGAGATGCCCATCAGCTTGACCAGCGGAATGCCCGACACGACGGAAAGCTGCTCCAGAGACTGGTTTTGCAGCGCATCCAGGCCCGAAAGCGGCACATTCTCGAACCGGAAATCCTCGCTGTCCTTGTCGATCGCCCATGCGCCGCGGTTGGTCCGCATGCGATTGAACAAGTCGACCCGGCTGAACACGTCGTTACCAGGCTCCCCGGTAAGCACCGCTGCCATGTTGGTGGCGAACAGCGGCACCGAGAAGCCATCAATCAGGTTGGCCACGGCTTGGCGGGTCTTTAGCCAGTTGTCCACATAGGGGATGGCGAGCTGCGTCATCGACATGCCGCCGAAGTTGTACGACGGCTTCAGCAGGTCCGGCACCTCGCGCGACACGATGTTCAGCAGGCGGCTCGAATGCACCTGGCGCCCCAGCACAAACCAGGACGTCGGCTTGTAGAAGTCCGGCCGCATCGGGTTGTCGCTGTTGTAGAGGTACGGCGTAGTCCAGACCGGATCGATGACCTTGAAACCCACCAACGCGCCCTTGGCGATCTTGGCAGGGCTCTTGACCAGGATGGACTTCAGTTCGTCCGGGTCGGCCCACGCCAGCATGCCGCTGGGCGTCTTCACGTCGATGTAGATCTGCGACCGGCCGAACAGACCGTCCTGCAAGGCCGCCAGTCGGAACTTGGCGCGCAGGCGATGCCGGCGCATGGCCTTCTCGATGACCTCGAGCTTGTCGCTCTTGTCGTCTTCGCCCTTCACCTCGAGCTTGATCCACTTCCGGGTCATCTCCTTGGCGATGACGTCGGACATCTTGCGGTACTCGGGGCGCTGGGACAGCTCGGCCAGGTAGGGATAGCCGATGAAGCCCATCCCGGCGTAGGCCTCGCTCACGTAGGCGTAGACCGGCTCCATGGCCTCGTCCATCGCCAGCATCGCCTGCTTCTTGTCGTCAGGAATGACGAACGGTGCCACGGCTGGGCGCTTGAACTCGCCCACCGGCGCGGCCACGGGCTCGGCCGGCGGCACGTTGGCCAGGCCCAGGGCCTCCTGGCTGATTTTCATCCCGGGCTCGCGGCGCGCAGCCGGCTCCGCCGCGGGGGCCGTCGCCGGCGTCCTGCGGAGGATCCAGTCGAGTAGTTTCATGCGTGCCTCAGGGCGTCAGGGTGAATAGTCATCGGCCGCTTGGTGATCAGCTCGGCAAAGGCCCGTGAGAGCCCGTCGACCTGGTCGTCATGCTTGCCGTTCGGGAAAGACCGCAGCTCGTCGATCAGCGCCTTGTTCCAGTCGCCGCGCATCATCAGCACGTTGCCGACGTTGACCTGGGCGGCGAACGGCTCGGCGCGCACGACCTTGTCGCCGCTTTCCGGGCTGCTCACGATCCGGTAGCCGGGCATGCCGCGCGTCAGGTACAGCACCTGCGTCTTGCCGGCTTGGCCCGGGTCCTGCGGGATGCTGATGCGGACCTGCCGGCCATCCAGCGCCGCAGTGTTCTCCAGCGCCTTGTCGCGACGGTCCGGCCCCCACTGGCCGCGCACCATGTCGCCGATCACGTACTGACCGGTCGGCAGGCGGCCCAGCTTCGGGCCGGCCGTGAAGTCGCCGGCGCCGTCGGTGCTGGCGAAGTCCCAGCCGCGCACCCAGTCGACACGGCCGGCGGGCAGCGCGTCGATGATCTGGATCTGGTCGGGCCTGAACAGGTCACCATCCAGCGGCGTCGGCAGCTGCTGATACAGCGACGACCAGGTGCGCGAGTTGCTTTCGAATTGCGCCCAGTGCTGGCGATCGAACCATTCCGGCCAGAGGTATTCGCCCCGGGCGCGCCCGAGCGGGTCGCTGTCGACCTCGCAGCGCGCCTGGATGCACAGCACCTCCCAGTCATTCCCGTCCTTGCAGCGGATCAGCCCGCTTTCGCCCTTCCAGTCATCCGGCAGGATGCGGCCGGCCAGGTCGTCCTCGTGCCACCGAGTGGTGATCAGGACAATCCAGCCGCCCGGGATCAGGCGCGTCTTCAGGTCGTCTTCATAGGCGTCCCAGGTCTTGTTCCGGATCGTCTCCGAATTCGCCTGCTCGCGGCCCTTGATCGGGTCGTCGATGATGATGCCGTGCGCGCGGTTGCCGGTGATGCCAGACAGGATGCCGCAAGCCATGTACTCGCTGCCGTTGGACAGCGCGAATTCCTGGGCGGCGTTCGAATCCGACACCAGGGTCGCGCCCCAGATGTTCCGGTAGCGCGGCTGCTTGATGATCGAGCGCGTGCGGCGCCCCATCTTGCGGGCCAGGTCGTCGCCGTAGCTGGCCAGGATGACGCGCCGGCCCGGGGTGGCGCCCAGGTACTTCGAGGGGAACACCACCGACGCATACGTCGACTTGGCGCTGCCCGGCGGCATGCACACGATCATCCGCCCGTGCCGGCGCTGGCTGGTCTCTTCCAGCTTGGCCAGCAGCAAGCGGTGGTGCACCGCCATGGTGGTCTCGATGGGATCGAAAAACTCGGTGTCCGGGTCTTCCTCGTCCACCGGTCGGCCCGGCACCTCGATCGCGTTGGCGTACTGGAGGATGTCAGTCCTCGACCGCCTGCGGATCAGCAGCTCCCTGGCCGCTTCCTGTCGCGAGGGCAAGTAGCTCTTCGTCGGTGAGGTCATCGGCCTTCCGCGGCGTCGTGTTCAGGTTGATCTGTTGCGGCGTCGGCAGGATGCCGTAGGCCTCGCGCTCCAGCGGGATCAGCACCTTCAGCATGTCGGCCAGCTTCTTGGCGCCGTCCAGCCGCGCCGCGCTCGATATGGCGCGCCGGTAGACCTCGGCCCGCTTGTCGGCGGCCGCGTCGTCCTCGCCGCGCAGGAACTCGCCCAGCTCCTGGAACAGGCCGGGGGTGTTCGTCTCGGCCTCGATCTCACTCATCAGGGTGTCGCACAGGGTGCGCATGCGGGTGAGCGAGGTTTTGTGCGACAGCTTGACCTCGGCCACCAGCTTGGCGCCGATGGCCACCGCCTCCGTCTCTCGGTACGCAATCGATTCATCGCGTACCTGCTTGCGTACCTCTTCCCTGCGTACCAGCTCGTCGGCCTTGGCCTGCACCTTCGCAGCCAAGTCACGGGGCCACTCGTCGCGCTTGGCGCGCTTGCGGATGGCCCCCTCGGTGATGCCGTGCAGGGTGGCGAGTTCGCGCAGGGACATGACGCCCGCGCGGTAGCCCGCCTCGATGCGCTCCCAGTCGGGTTGCGCCTTCTTGGGCTGTGTCATTCGGTTCTCGGTGTGATTGCCCCCATCCGACTACCCGCCACGGCGGGCTGGGCGCGGCGGTTCTCGTCGTGCTGGCCGCCGGCGACAAGACCGGAAAGAAGTGCCCCGCGCATTTGCCCCTGCGCGGGCGCCAGGCCAGCTGAGGCGACTCATGGGGGTGTTGTGAGTGTGGGGCCCCTCCCCCAAGCACGCGTTGCACGTGGCGCTGTCATGGCGCAGGGAGAATTCGGGCGGCGCCGGTCGGAGCCAGTGGTACGGGGTCATCCCCGTGCGCAGCGGCCGCGGCGGCGCGCTGCTGTCTGGTCGATTGCGGCGGCTGTTCCCACAGAGCAGGGGCCGGAGCGTGACGTCTGCCAGCCGGTGCCCATGCGGCCCGGCGGACGGTTCTCTCTGGCCCCTGCTCTCTGGAAACAAAAGGTGCAGATGCACCAATGTCGTCAGCTCGATCACGGTCAGACGACGACGCCCGCAATGCAAAAAGCCCCGGCCATTGGCTCGGGGCTTTTCTTCCGGAAACGCGACATCCGCCTACGGGCATCAGTCTCGTCGTTAGACGGTAGTCATCACGGATTGAGGAGGATTATGCACCCGGGAAACGAACTTGGCAACATAGAGCTCGAATTCGTGAACGGCCCGGACCAGAATGTCGTCGAATTCCCGCACCCGCATCCCCTGCATCCGGCAAATGATGGCCGGCGGCTGTCGCAGAACGTAGTAGGACCGCAACAGCGCTGTTTCTCGCGGCAGGCCTCGATATCCCGCCGCGGTGCGCCAGCAAGCCTCGATCAACTCCGCATCCGCCTCGTCCTTCTCCGGTCGCGGCTGCTCGCTGTCCTCGCCACGCGGTAGCTTGCCCGCCCTGCGGGCCAGTTCCTGGCACACCTGATACGTGGGCGAGACCGAGAAGGACGGACGATCGCGCATCACGGCACCCCAGTTCTCGAGCCTTTCGTGGAAGTCGGCCGGCAGGCGGTCCAGCAGCAGTTTGGGAATGGTCATGGCGCGGTGCGCTCCTCGTACTTCGAACAACGTTGGCCGATCTCCTCGCCCAGGGCGCAGCGCAGCACGCGGCGGCCCCCGAAGGGGTTGGTGATCAGGCGGATCTCCTTGCAGCCAGCGCAGGTGCGCGCCGGCGGCGGTTCTTGGCGGCGCTCCAGCAGCTTGGCGGGGTCGCCGCGCTCGGGTTGGGTGGCCCAGGTCATGCGGCACGCTCCTGTTCTCGCGCGGGCGCGGCGATCTGCGGGGTGACGTCCGCCCAGCGGTAGACGACGGAATTGCGAGCGTGTTGGGTGACGCGGACATAGCCTCCCTCGCGCAAGGTTTCCAGCAGCCGCAGGATGGCCTGGCGCATTGCGTTGCGCTCGCGCTTGGTCAGCGTGCGACCGGCGGCGGCAGCCTGGACCAAATGGGCCATGCGGTGCGCGCGCGGCGGGTGGGATTGAAGGAGATCCATCACTTCGGCGGCGTGCTTCATGCGGTGGCCTCCTGCATGGCGCCAGGGATGCGGCTGACGGCGTGAATCAGCGGGTGCTGCGCCTTGGCGGCGCGCTCGGCAGCGGCGCGCAACCAGCGGTCGGGCCGGTATTCCGGCGCGTGCAGCGCGTCGTGCTGACGGCTGGGCGTCGGCTGGCCCTCGGCCATGCTGGCGAATCGCTGCATGTAGCCCACGGACTCACCGCGCCCAGGCCGGGCCCAGCCGGTGATCCGGTGGATGGCGGCGACCACGTCGAAGTCGCGCACGGTCTTTTTCGGGAACTTGTAGCCCAGGCGGCGCAGCTTGCGCGCGCAGGCGTTGCGCGCCTTGCGGGCCTGGGTGATCTGCTCGTTGGTTCGGCTCATGCTTTGCGCTCCTGCGCCACGGCGCCAAAGAGGTCGGTCTGCGGCTGCTCGACGGCCAGCGGCGTGACGACCGCCACCAGCCGCGCGCCGAACTCGTCCGGCTCGGCCCGGCGGGCGCTGATCTCGCGCACCCAGGCGTCATCTTGGAAAACGACGTCCTTCAGGCTGTCCAGCACCACCTTCTGGGCGTTGTCCAGGTCCAGGCACTGCACGGTGTCATCCCAGGCCGCGCCGTCCTTGCGCATGCGCTTCTGCCAGTCCTGCGGGCGGTTCGGGTACAGGGTGAACTCCACCCGCACCCGGCCGGCGATGGGCTTGCGCACGCCCGCCACCAGCGCCAGCTTCTGCACCTGCGCCTTGTAGGCCTTCGCCTCGGGCGTGACATAGGTGCTGGTGAACGCCGGCTTGCCGCGCGGCGTGACCGTCCGGCTGGCCCAGTAACGGTTCGCGCTGATCGGATACGGCAGGGTCAGCAGCACCGAGGGCGCCACCCCAGATCCAGCATTGGCGCGGCGTGGCGAGGCGTTCGGCCCCGATTGGGCGCCATCCTCTGCCCAGGGGTTCGGGTCCAGAGAGGCGACGACCTCGGCCATGGTATTGCCGGTCGTCGCGCGATCGCTGCCATCGAATGCATATGCCGCTGCATCTGCCGCGCGCGCGAAGCTGTCCGGGACGCAGACAAGGCAGCCGTCGCAGCCGCGCGCCCGGCACTGCATCGCGGTCCTGGCCAGCGTGCCGGCCATCGGGTCGTAGGGGTCGGTGAGGTTCGGTGAAGCGTTCATCAGATGGTTTCCTTGGCGGGGAAGTGGCGGGCCAGTTGGTCGATCACCGGCAGAATGGTCTCGGCGCGCGCGTCGTGGAGAACCTGCTGGCGGTCGTCCGGGTGCATGTCGTCGTAGCCGGGGGGCAGCTCCACGTCACGCAGGCACTGCCAGCCGGGGACCCGGTACACCGTCCAGCCGAGGGCGCCCAGCTTGCGGTCGCGCGCGGCGTCTTTGCGGGCGTCGTGAAACTGCGCGCCGTCGCATTCCAGGGCCACCTTGGCGATGGGGTTGCCGAAGTCGACGAAGAAGCCGGCGACAGGCAACTGCGGCCACATGGGCAGGCCGGCGCGGCGGATGTGGTACCAGGCCTCCTGCTCGATCGGCGAAAAGATCAGCACCCAGTCGCCGACGGAATACTGGTTTTCGCCATCCCAGCTTTCCAGGCCTGCATCGACTCGAACCTGAAACTGCCGGTAGGCGCGGCGGATGCGCGAGAACATCTCGCTCAGGTTCGCGGACCAGGTGGCCTGCTGCAGTGGGTAACGCTGCGACACGCGCAGGTCGTCAAGGAATGCCGCCATGTCGTCGGCGACGTGAACGGGCTCTTTCATGCGTCGGTTTCCTCGGGTTGGGTCTGGTCCAGCCAGGTGGTGCCCTGGCCGGCGCGTTTCGGGGTGCCCATGTGTTCCTGGGGCTGGCGGCATTCGTCGCCCAGCACGCGGAGCATGTGGACGCCCAGGTGGTAGGCGGTGACGCCGCGCACGCTGGGCACCTTCTCCAGCAGGTCGGCGCGGCCCAGGGCTTTGATACGGTCGCGCACCTTGCGGCTGACGGTGTCGCCCTTGGGGCGATTGACCAGCCAGTAGGCAGCCAGGAACAGGGCCTTGCGGTTCTGGGCGCGCGCGCTGATGTCGTCGAACTCGGACCGCGGGGCGCCGAAGTGCAGGCGGCAGTGCCAATCCTTGCCGCCCTGGGTGCTGGCGGACATCGTGCCCGGCAGGCAGCAGCCGAAGGCAGCGCAGACGCCATACCCCCCGCTCTCGTTGCCGCCCACGGCGGCGCTGGCTTCGGCGTAGCTGCTCATGCTGGGCGGCTCCGGTTTTCAGCCAGGTCGGCCTGCGGCCACAGCGCAGCCGGGTCGCCGTCGCCCACCGCGGCGCGCCGGCGCTCGAACTCTTCCTGCTCGGCGGCGGCGCGCCGGCGGCGCTTCTCGGACTGGGTTAGCGCACCGGCCACCAACTTGCGCAGGCGCGCGATGTTCTCGGCGGCGACAGCGTCATCGCCCAGGCCACCCGACGGATCTGGCGGCGGCAGCAGCGCGGCGACGTGCGGAGCCGGCAGCAGGCCGGCATTCCCGGCGGCGGTCAGCGCCCGCTCGCGCCGGTCTGCGTCCCAGCCAAGGGACGCCTGCCAGGCAACCGGCTGGCGCTCATGCCGCGCCCGCGCCACCAGCCGATCATAGGCGCCCTTGAACGCCATGCGCGCGCCCACCTCGTCGCCCAGGTCCAGCACCGTGCGGCAGGTGGCGAAAGCCTGGGCCGTCTCCAGCGTCCAGACCACCGTTTCCGCCTCGTCGCGCGACAGCAGCGCGGTGGCCCAAGCTTCGTCAGCGGTGGGCCGGCTGTCGCCCGTGCCATGCCCCAGCAGCGCCAGGATCTGCGCGGGCGTGGGCGGAAACTTCGGCTCGTTGGCAACGTACTGCGAAAACGCGGCGGTCACCGCGGAGAACTCGTAGGGCTCGAGCATGCGCAGCCAGAGCATTTGCGTGGCAGGTTGCGGCGGCATGCGGTTGTAGGCGTCGAAGGCGCCGGCCAGCAACTCGGCGAAGGCAGAAACGTCGCGACTGTCCATCAGGCCTGCTCCATGTCGAGGGTGTAGTTGTCCTGGCCGCCGCCCTGCCCGGCCAGACGTAGGAATTCCTGCTTGCGGCGCTCGGCTTCGCTCATGGCGGGCGCGGCGCGCGGGCCGAAGGCTTGCTTCGGGGGAAACAGGCCCTGCCAGCTCTTGGCGATGCAGTGCCGGATGACGTCGTCCGGCTGGTGGCCCTGGCCGCGGAAGGTCCCAAGGTCCGCGATCTGCTGGCGCGCGGCTTCCTCAGTGATTGGCTTTTTCAGCTGCACGCGGTGGCGGACCCAGCGTTCCCAGCTTTCCGCTGGCAGCCAATCCGGCAGGTCGACCGTCATCGCGTCGAAGCCCGGGGTCTTCGGCTTGCGCACGCGCTTATTGGTTGTTCCTGGTTGTTCTCTTGGTTGTTCTTGGTTGTTAGACCGCAGCTGCTGCGGGGGTGACTGCGGGATTTGCGGGGGTACCACCGCAACGGCTGCGGTGGTTACTGCGGCATTTGCTGGGGTGCAGCTACTGCGGGGGTGCAGCTGCTGCGGTGGTTGTTGAAAGGAATTCGCATCGACAACGTAGCTTGTGTGGCGCCCGTTGGCACGGTCGGCCACCACCACCTTGGCCTGTTCCAGCCATTTGATGGCGGCGTGAACGGTGCGCTCGGACAGGCACGTGTACTCGCACAGCGTCGGGATCGACGGCCAGGCCGAGCCGGCCTCGTCGGCATAGTCTGCCAGCGCCATCAACACCGCCTTCGGCGAGGAAGGCATCTGCAGGGGCCGGCAGGCCTTCATCACGTCATAGCTCATTGGGCGCCCATCTTGCCGGCGCGCACGGGCTCCCACCGGGTGTATGCCCAGTCGAAGGTGGCGCGCTTGATTTCTCGGTCGATCCCGCTCTGGTCGTAGAGCGCATGGCAGAAGTGGCAGGCGGGAACGGTGAATTTGTCGTTGACCTTCAGGCCCATGCCCTTCCCTTCGTTCTGATGGGCAGGCACGACCGTGGGGTCGCCTTCGTAGCTGCAGCACCCGGCGAATTGCAGGTAGCAGCGCTCGCCGCGGCAGGCGGCCAGGTACTTCGGTTCGTGGCCGGGGCGCTTCTTCGGCGCGCGGCGCTTCATGGGGGTGCGCTGCACGCCGGTGGTGGCCTTCAGCGGGGTCTTGCGGGTCAGGGGCACGGTTCTCATGAGAGAACTGTTGCGCAGACCAGTGGACGGAATCCCGTCTTTTTTCATGGCCGAGGCTCCCGCGACCGGAACTCGACGCCCAGCTCAGCGCCGGCGGCTTCCACCTGGGTCAGGTACTGGGCCATGCCCTTGACGGTCAGCATGGTGGTGCTGCCCACCAGCGCGCGATCGCCGCGCGGGGTGATCTGCCACTTCACGTAGCCATCAAGGCACAGCTCGGGGTCGAACTCTTCTGGCAGGAACTCGCGCTTGAAATGCTCGTGCCAGGCCTCGGCCGTGAAGCGCTTGCCATGCACCCAGGCCTGTTCCGCAATGTCGGCCAGCGGACCGACCCACATCAGGGCGTTCTGGCTCATCTTGCGCGGCTTGACGCGCTCGCGCACCACCACTTCCAGCGGCTCGTCGGCGTCCAGCGGCAGGTTGGCCAGGAACGTCTGCGCGGCGGCCTGTTGGCTGGCGCCGATCAGCAGGAACGTGCGGGGGTTGTGCAGGCGCTGGCGCATGTCAGCGGTCCCAGCCGCATTCGCCGCGGCCTTCGCTGGCGCAGACGCACGCGGCGCCCGTCTTGCCCAGCTCGCGGATGGCGTTCAGGTAGCGGCGCGTCACCGGCACCATGTCCAGCGCGCCGATGGCGGCGTCCAGCTTGTCGATCGTCACGCCCTGGGTGCCCGACAGGAACCGGCTCACCTGGCTATCGTCCCAGCCCAGCGCCTCCATGACCGCCGGCTTGAGCCGGGGATCGGTCAGGTACTGCCGGAACGAGCGCGCCATTGAGGGCGCTTGAGGGACCTGCGAGATGGGTATGGGTGCGTTCATCGAGATACAGCCTTGAACAAAAGAGCCTGAGTGCGCTTGAGCGCGGAGCCGCGCACACTGGCGGCATGAAAAATCTGACCGAAACCGAAAAGCTGCTGATCACCGCCCAGGACATGGCCCGGCGCACGTTCGTCGACCCGAGCGAGGCCGCGGTGATGGCCATCTTTGAAGAGCTGCGCGCCGAGCGCGACCGCATGGCCTGGGCCACCGACGACCGCATCGGCGCGACGGTGCATTGATGGCGTCATGTCGCCTTCCCTTCGGCTGCGTCCGCAATGCGATGCAGGACAGTGCGCACGTCGGCCTTGAGGTCCGGCGCATCTGCGGCGATGGTGCGGATCAGTGCGGGAGCCCCGTCGCCAACGGCGGCGGCCATCGCTACCGTCGACAGGAGCACCAGAGCGGCCACCGTCGTCTCCAGCTCTTCGAGGCGCTGTTCGGTGGTCTTCATCTACGCCGCCTCCTGCTGGGCCGGCGCTGCCGTGGCCAGCTTGAACACGTCGGGGCGAACGGCTTCCAAGAACATGCGCCGCGCAGGCGGAATACCTTCCTTACGCCAGTCGGACACAGACGGTGGTTTCACCTGGCACAGGCGGGCGACGGCGGCGGTTCCACCGAGCGCATCAATGATTTCGGAGTCGGGGTGTTGGGTATCCATGCCGCAATTATTAGGCTTGCCTTATTTTTAGTCAAGGTACGCCTAACTCCGCTGAGAGGCATGCCTAAGTCGGTCCCGCTTAGGATTGCCGGATGAATACCCTTGCAGAGCGCCTCAAGCAGGCAATGGAAGACGCCGGCGTCAAGCAGGTGGATATCGCCCGAGCGGCGGGCATCAAGCCCCCTTCAGTGGCAGATTGGCTCACGGGCCGCACAAAGAACATTCGCGGCCCTAACCTGGTCAGCGTCGCGCGGTTTCTGAATGTGAGTGAGGCATGGTTGGCCGATGGAAAGCAGCCACGTGAGCGCCAGCTCGATTCCGACTGGCCATTCCCCGCCATCCCGAAAGAGCGCTACAGCCAACTAACTGAGGCCCAACGCCGCGGGATTGAAGAATGGGTATCTAAGCAGGTCGATGCTTATCTGGGCATGGATCCCGCCAAAAGCGATTCCCACAACAAAGCGGCCTGATCGCTCCCATTTATCTCTAGTGCCATTTTGCGGAAGATGCTTCACGGAAGGTTGAAAGTTACGAGATCGAATCCAGGCGCGCGCCCCAATGGGCTAGGCGACCAATCGAGGATCGGCTACTGAATAGCGAACCAACGCACTCAGGCCGACGCCGCAACAACGACCGCTCAGTGGAACATGAATAGAAGGAGACAGGCTCCCGATGAGATTGATGAAAACAGCTATTGCTGCAATGCGAAGAATGGTTGGGACAAGTGAAATACGAGAGCCGAATAGTCTTGCACTCCCGCATATCCCGGCAGGTCGAAGAAACCTTCTTTTCCTATCTACTGATGAACCAGCATCTGGCGCAGCCAATCCCTTATCTATCACACTATCCTTGAACGAACATGGCGACGTTGATCTGACCGGTCCAGCGGAGCCAAGCACTATCTATGCGTCATCCCCTGTCACGTGGCCGGCTCCCGCCGAAGACCAAGTGGCCAAGTTGGGATATTTCCCTTCCTACGTAGGCATGACGCCCGACCAGAGAGGGGTGTATCTCGCATGGCTACAAGATGTCCGTCGCCCAATAGAGCCAGGTTATGTTTTCACGTACTACTATGGGTTGGAACGACACTTAATCGAAGGCGACTTCCTTGCCGCGCTCGGCGAAATCTTGCTCTTACGTCAGCACCACGCCAATAAGTCGTTCCAGGTCTACAGTGGTTCAGCGTTGCTCCACGCATGTCTGATGCGAGGTCGCGCTGATGTCCTTCAAAGCCTTTACACGAATCATGGTTTCGATTATTTCGGTAACTCCAGCCTACTGCTCCTACATCGGCAAAAGCTCCCACTTCTTCCTGACATGCTTCTGATGCTGGCCGAGAGGCTTCCCGGAGTTAACAGGCGCTACCTCAAGTCAGAGAGGGAACTCTACCGGGGACAACTGATGCAACTGCTGACGGATGAGCTGCATCAGGAATCCTACGAATTCTGGAATCGTTACCCGCTTGAATCGGTAGACGCTATTCCCCATCCCATTTTCGCCAACGTTTCTTTCCCTCCGGAAACCCGAACGCCCCAGCTTCCGAATCTGATGAGCCATCCTCCATTTCAAGACGAGATGCTCTCCTTGTTCGGTCGGGTGCACGAACGCGCCAAAGCGGCAAAGCGAATGCGAAGCACCAGTAGCGAAAAATAGCCCAGAGATTTATCCGACCAGGCCCGCTCCATGCGGGCCTTTTGCTGCTTCCAGGTCGGCGGAAAGGACAACGAGCCTCCGAGCACGTTAGGTAGTTACAAATTAAATTAGGCATGCCTATTGCCTGATGATTAGGCATGCCTTATATTTCTCCCAACACCTCCCCACCCCGGGGAGAATTGGGAGAACTGACGATGAGCACGGTCGACAAGGACTTCGCCGACAACCTCAAGGCGAACCAGGGCTACTACAACGGCAACGACGACAACAGCCTGGGCGATAACCCGCGCTGCGTCGAAATCACGGAATACGACAACGCTTTCGGCGGTGTCGGCTATGGCCTGACGTTTGAAGGCCAGCGCAACCGCTACACGCCCACCGAGTTCGTGCGCAATCCCCGCATCTACTGGCGCTTCTCTGCCTGA